TGTACGTGAATTGTTTGGCTCTATGTGGTTGCAGAACCCTGTGTCTAAGTTTTGGTATAGCCTAAGGTCAGACAAAGATCGTTTCTCTACACTGAACCAAGGTACTGGTGTTTTCTGTTTCGACAGTTGGGTCAAAGAGTGTCGTAAGATGGGGATACAAACCATAGGCCAGTTTCACGACGAGATTATTGCCCTAGCAGAGGAAGGTGAAGAAGATGTCGTAGAGAATAAAATGCTGTTAGCAATCAATATCCTAAACGACACCCTACAACTTAATGTAGACCTTGGTATTGATGCACAATTCGGTAAGACATACGCAGACGTACATTAGTGAAATAATTTTGCTAAAGTATGTTACAAACCCTGAAAAAAGTAGATATATATACATACCAGCCACAACAAAAGGATACCCGACATGGCTAAATACACAATGGAAATGGTTCTAGAATACGCAAAGGTCTTTGAGCAAAATGCTGATATGGGCGATGCTGAAAGTAGCCAAAAGTGGTTGCGTGATCTAGCAAAGAAAGGTGGACAGGCAGTCGTAAATGCTTACTTCACAAGTCAAGAACAGATCGACACACTGGTAGGTGAAGGTTTTGAACGTATGGCCCTGAACCCTAACACAGGGCAAGAAGTTGATCGTATCAAGACAACAGATAAAGGCTATGGCATTGGTCAATACCTACAACTGAAACGTCTCATTAGTGACATTAAAGAGGTCAAAGACCGTAAGACAGGTCAGTTTGTTGAGGTTGACTATGGTGGACTACCTACAGTCGTTGACCTAACAGAGGGTCGTGAGAATAAACGTCTGTGGGACTATGAGGCTGATGGCCCATTGGGTAATGGTACACGAGCTTTGGTTCAGTTTGAGATCTATAATGGCCGAACTGTACGTCTGTTGAATATTGGTGTGTTGGAGCATGTGGCTTATGAAGAAAGTCAAGGTAGCGAAGACGATGAACTGTTTAAGGTGGCATAATGAATATTGATCTAGAAGCCTATATGGACAAGGAACAAGATGGTTACGATGGTTCTCTTCGTATGTCTCGTCAGGAGATTAGCGACATCTACCAACTTGCGAACTTGTTTCAAGAATTTGCTGTCGCTGCAGGATTTACCTACATAAAAGCTGTAGGTTTTGAAAAGGACGACGAAAGCATCGTTTGGAGTGACTTCTAGTATGAATGGAAAAGTGCTGATCGACGGTGACATAATTGCCTATAGAGCAGCCTTTTCTACCCAAGACTTAATGCCCAAGGATGCAACGGATAAGGTGGAAGAGCTACTCCAATACATCCTTGAGCAGACAGTTTTGTTTCCAGAGCCAGATGACTATCAGGTTTATCTGACAGGTTCAGGGAATTTCAGGTACGACATAGCAAAGTCGCATGAATACAAGGGCAACCGAAAGAAAACAGACAAGCCAATACATCTACCGCATGTACGACAGTATTTGATGGACAACCACAACGCTATTATGAGTAATGGTGAAGAGGCTGACGATCTTATAGCAATAGAGGCAACCCGACTTGGGCCTGATACCATTGTCGCTTCTATTGACAAAGACATGCTGCAGATACCTTGTCGTCACTTTAACTTCAATAAGAACCTTTGGACTGAGGTTGACGAGTGGGAAGGTCTTAAATTCTTTTATAAGCAGATCCTGATGGGTGATGCAGCAGATAACATCGTTGGTCTATATAAAGTAGGCCCAGTTAGGGCTGATAAGATGTTGGATGGTGCAAAGACTGAACAGGAAATGTATGATAGATGCGTCGCTGCATATAGTAATGACGAAGATCGTGTCATAGAGAACGCAAGACTACTTTGGCTACGAAGGCAAGAGGACGAACTATGGCAACCACCAAATATGCGATAAAGCATGGCTACCGATCAGGTCTAGAGGACAACATCTCTAAAGACCTTAAGGAACGTGGTGTCAAGTTTGAATACGAAACCTTCAAGATTAAATATGAGGTACAGGAAAATAGGACATATACACCCGACTTTATCCTTCCCAATGGCATCATTATTGAGTCCAAGGGGCGGTTCACCACCACAGACAGGAAAAAGCACCTATTAGTAAAGAAACAACATCCAGATCTTGACATCAGGTTTGTTTTCTCTAATTCTAAGGGTAAGCTGTATAAGGGATCAAAGACAACTTATGCAGACTGGTGCGAAAAGCATGGTTTTATGTATGCAGATAAAAGGATACCTGACGAATGGGTAATTTAAACTTTAAAGTTCACCGTGTCTTAGATGACCCCCGTGAGGATGAACAAGGGACATGGTGGTTATTGTGTTACATCGAAGACGTAGACGACCAAGAAATGTTTGATGATGAATTACCTTTCAATGATCTGGACTCTGCATACAAATTCAAACGTCACTTTGAAACCTCAATAGATCCTATTGTATTGAGTTTTGAGGTTGAAGAGGCTTTTAAGGGGCATTGAATGGGGAAACGGTCAGACTTTACTAGGGTGGCAAGAGACTACTACCCGACACCTATAGAGGCTGTAATCCCCTTAATAGACCATCTCCCACAGGGTAAATTCGACTATGTTGAACCTTGTGCAGGAGATGGTCGTCTTATCAGACACATTACGGAACTTACTGACGGTCATGGTGATTGTATATACGCATGTGATATAGAGCCACAACACCCTGACATTGTACAGCATGATGGCCTTGATTTAGACTTTGGTGGTTATGAGGTGATGGACTACTGCATAACTAACCCACCGTGGGAACGTAAGTTCTTACATCAATTTATAGAAACATGGTTGGACATCTGCCCAACTTGGTTGTTGTTTGATGCAGATTGGATGCACACTAAACAGTCAGCCGTACTGATGACCTACTGCACTAAGATAGTGAGTGTAGGCAGAGTTAAGTGGATCGAAGGGTCTAAGAATACAGGTAAAGATAATTGTTGTTGGTATCTGTTTGATAAAAACGACATGAATGCTACACAGTTTTATGGAAGGTTGATATGATGATTAACGAGACAGACTTAGAAGCGTGGGAATACTACAACGAGGTCTACAAGAACAAGGCTATGAGCCTTAATGAATACCAGAAGATGGCAGCTAAGACAGCAATCTACAAGTCTACACATGCTGTCCTGTACCCTGCCCTTGGATTAGCAGGTGAGGCAGGGGAAGTAGCAAACAAGATTAAGAAGATGCTACGGGATGACGACTTTGATCGTTCTGCTATTGCTGCAGAGATTGGTGATGTCTTGTGGTATATTGCTGCACTGTCTCGTGACCTTAATATTGACCTGCATGATGTTGCAATGCAGAACCTAGAGAAATTATACGGACGTAAATCACGAGGGACACTCGGTGGAAATGGAGACAAACGATGATTATTAAAGGCCCACAGTGGATATGGCGATTTCTAAAGTACATTAATACTTGGCGGTCTCACCGTAAGGTTATCAAAGAGCTTAACATGCTTAGTGACCTAGAACTTCGTGACATTGGTATTAACCGTTGTGACATTGACCGATTGGTCTGGATGAAAGATGACTTAGAAAAACGAGGATCAAATGGCAAATAATTACCTACCAACAGACTACCAATCCTTTATTCACACATCACGTTATGCACGTTGGTTAGATAAAGAGGGTCGTCGTGAGAGTTGGTCAGAGACAGTTCAACGGTACATGGATAATGTAGTACGACCAAAGCTAGGTTCTGACACTTACGTTAAGGGTATCGAAGATGCCATCTTGAACTTAGAAGTTATGCCATCTATGCGAGCCGTTATGACTGCAGGTCCAGCCTTGGAACGTGACAATACGGCAGGTTATAACTGTTCTTATCTTCCAGTGGATGACCCTAAGTCATTTGATGAGGCTATGTTCATCCTGTTGTGTGGTACTGGTGTTGGGTTCTCTGTTGAACGTCAGTTTGTATCTAAACTGCCAGAGATTCCTACACTGTTCAAGAGTGATACAACAGTTGTGGTTAAGGATAGCAAAGAAGGTTGGGCTAAGGCACTACGACAAGTAATTGCTTTGTTGTATAGTGGTGAGATCCCTAAGTGGGACACCTCTGCTGTACGTCCTGCAGGTGCTAGACTGAAGACTTTTGGTGGTCGTGCTAGTGGCCCTGCACCTCTGATTGACTTGTTTAACTTTGTCACTCGTATCTTCGCAGAAGCCCAAGGCCGTAAGTTGTCATCTATCGAATGTCACGACATCATGTGTAAGATTGGTGAAGTTGTGGTTGTAGGTGGCGTTCGTCGTTCAGCTATGATTAGTTTATCTAATTTATCTGATGATCGTATGCGTCATGCTAAGTCAGGGGACTGGTGGACTAACAACCCACAACGTGCCTTGGCTAATAACTCTGTAAGCTATACCGAGAAACCAGATAGTTT